CGAGGCTGGCCGACGAAAGAGTTCCCGCCCGAGGGAATTGCCGCCGAAGCGGCGCCCGAGCAAGCCATGTCGCTCCTTCAGCGCGATGATGTACTCTTTCAGTACCGGCGTATTCTGGTCCGTCAACGCGTAGGCGCTCAACTTCTCCTTGAGCTTCGCCAATGGCGTGACACCCTCCGGCAGCGCAACCGTCGTATGCAGCTTTGTCAGCTGCCTCTTCAGGTCACACATGCTGTTAGGATCAAAGAACCAGACTTCCGGCGAGTAGATACGCGCCAAGAAATTGACTCCACTTGCTCCCCGCTCATACATCTCACACTCCAGGACTTGTCCGCACTCTGCCGCCGCTCTGACGTAAACGTCTGCGTCGACATCTGGCGTCAGGCCATCGTCCCCGGCGTAGATTCCCAGACCATTCCAGGCTTCTTCGTCCGTCCAAAACGTGCCATCCGCGTGCATCTTCTTCCTATTGTGCATAAACGCGACAAACGCATTGATCAGCGAGTTCATGTCAGCCGTCTCGGACGATCCCGAACAGCGCGCATCGCCAGTGTCATACTCGACACAGTGCTGCGTGCGCGCACGTCGCCCTTTCTGGTTGGCCATGAGTTCAAGCATCACAGCGTGGTGTTCCTTGGCAAAAGCCCTAAGCATCGCCTTCTGCTCCAGGTCCCGCATGCACTTGGCAACTCTGCCGTCCATGCGTGAGAAATCTGTCGCAGCCACGTTCGATCGCGCGTTGTTGCACAACTGTGCCACACGCCATGCGATCTCCTTCGGCGTCTTGCCGAACGCGTACCAGTCCTCCTTCTTGAGTTCACCGGCAAACGCGTACGTGAAAGCTGAATACTTGACCTTGACGTTCGCGCGCATCGGACTTATGATGCGCGGGTCAGTCACCTTGCCATAGGCCTCGCGTTTCTGAAATGTATTGATGGTTCCGTCGTTAGACGCGTGCACCGAGCTGGATCCGATCTCTAGATCTAGCCGTTGTGATGGTCGGCTCTGCCTCTGCCACACCTCATCGTTGCCCACTGGATGCAGGCGGTGTGGTTCGGGTATGAGCCATTCCAGGAATTCATCCATACAGCGCAGCATGAACGGAGTCGTGTCCGCCTTAGATGCTACATCTAGGATTCGTCCTTTCACAGCGGCTTCGTCGTTGGACCGACACGAGTCGGGCGCGAAGCACTCACCAGGCACTATCGGTGGCATGAACGCTTTGAGCGTCGGCTTGGCATCGGGATCATAGAAATGTCCCATCTGATACCTGCTGACGGCATGCTCCATCGGGTACGTCGACTCATTTGAGACCTTGCCTCCACTGTTCCTGAAGTAGTCCATTAGAATCGCCGCATCGACGGCAGTTGCGTCCTTGACATGTCCGCGGATCTGCGCTATGGTAATGTCAACTTTGCTATTGCGTGCCAACGCAGCCAACGAATCGAAGTCTGCAATTGACAAGGTCGCTGAAGTCCGAGCGCCAACTCTCGCCACGCTTCGGTGCAAGCCTGTGGGCGTGTGCACGTCTAGCGTATTGAATTCGCCGGCGTTGACTTCCATGCGGCCTAGTTGCTCACCGCCTATCCACCGGTCAATGTTGATCGGTGTTACAACTCGACTCATAGGCGACAGCAGGATCAATTGATG